GGCTCACCATTGCCGGAGACAATGGACGCTAATGCTGCGCTCAACCTTTACAACGACAAGGTAGTGAACAAGCAGAAGATGGCGTGGGAGCGCGAAGTTAAGCCGCTGCTCGATGCTTTGAAGAAGGCAAAAATCTCCGACGCGGACTTTGCTGAGTTTGCCTACGCCCAACACGCTCCGTCTCGCAACGAATTGATCGCAAGGCGCAATCCTGAGTTCGAGGAAGGTGGCGGATCGGGCATGACGAATGAGGAAGCTGCGGCGATCCTCGATGAGTTTCGGAAGGACGGTAAGCTCCCAGAGATGGAGAGGCTGTTCAACAAATACGTCAAGCGCATGATGAAGCGCGATCTCGATGACCGTTACAAGGCCGGTATCATTCCAGAGGATGAGTATAATCAGCTCTCGGCGGACACCGAATTCGGCAACACCTATGTGCCGTTGACGGGCCATGCGGAAGACGATGCGTCGATCAAGGAGATGCCGAAGGTCGGTCGCGGCTTTGCCATGAAGGGCAAAGAGTTCAAGACCGCTTTGGGTCGCGAATCACTGGCCAGAAACCCACTCCTGAATGCGATCCAGAAGCGCATGGATGGTATCGTCCGCACCGAGAAGGCGGAGGTCAACAAGACGCTGTATCGGCTTGTGCAGGGCAACCCTGAGTTCGATGGGGCCAAGATCATCAAGGCCAAGGACTTGCCGATGAAGCGGGTCATGGGGCCGGATGGTATTGTCCGCTACATGCCAGACACATCGATTTTGAACAAGGATACCACTTTGCCGGTCAAGATCGGCGGGGTGCAAAACTACATCTCATTCAACGACGAAAATCCGAACATGGTCCGGTTCGTCCGGCTCATCAAAAATCTCGACAAGGACGGCGGGACTGTCCTGAGATCGGCGATGGCGCTAAACCGCATTTATTCCAAGATCAACACGTCTTGGGTTCCGGACTTCTTCCTTGTCCACTTCCCTCGCACCTTGGAAGACGCTCTCTTGGCTGCTGGTGCAGAGAAGAAGGGCTTGATGACCGGCATCATGAAAGAAATGCCAAACGCTGCCAAGATCATTGCCAAAGAGATGGCCGGTATTCCCTTGAAGCCTTCCGAGGCCCGTCTTTACAATGAGTGGCGCACGTCTGGAGCGAAGTTCGATTACGGCGGCTTCGAGACCATCGCCAGAATGTCGAAAAAGATCGAAAAGGAAATGCGCGGCCTGACGGAAGACAACAAGATGTCTGCCAAGAAGGCCGCACGATCCATGGTCGAGATGGGGCAATCGACCTTGGGCGCGATCGAGCATCTCAATCAATTCTTCGAACACATCGTCCGTTTTGCGACATTCAGCGCCTTGCGGAAGGATGGCATGGAAACGGCCAGAGCAGCAGCTCTTGCCGGTAAGGGCGCGTCTCTGAAAGAGGCTGCCCAGCTCACCCGTGACTATCCGGTGGACTACCGGAAGCAGGGCGCATTCATGCCCTACATAAACGCTGCAAGGCCGTTCACGTCGGTCACAGTCGGCACAGCGCGGACATTCTACCGCGTGTTGGCCTCGAAGGCTGGGCGTCGGATGCTGATGGGTATCACCGCCTTGTCGGCGCTCAATTCGCTTCTTGGCCTCATGGTCTCCGACAAGGATAAGGTCGATCCAACCAAGAGCGACTTCTACACAGGCATCCGTGGATCAGAGCGCCAGAAAAACATGGTCTTCCCATTCAAGAACAAGGACGGTGAATATCCAAAATTGGCCATGGGCTTCTTGCTCATTCCGTCATGGGTGCTGGGCGACCAGATCGTCGGCGTTGCAACGGGCCAAGTGAAGCCGTCCGACGCGGCGGTCAACGTCATAAGCTCATTGGCCACAGCCTACGACCAGATACCGAACTTCTTTGGAGAGAAGTCCCTGATTCATCAACTTGCGCCGATGGGCGTCGATGGGCTTCTCGATACCTATTACAACAAGAATATGTTCGGTACCCCGATATATCCCGAGCCGCAGCAGGGCCGAGATGCGCTGCCGCATTCGGAACAGTCCTTCCGGTCAACGAGTGAGGGCTCGAAGGAACTGGCCAAGGACATGAACTCCTTGACGGGCGGCAATGCCTACAAGAAGGGCATGATCGATGTCTATCCGGGCAATATCGACTACTGGGTGAACTACATTACCGGCGTGTCAGGCACATTCGCAAAGGACACATGGGGAGCGATCTCGAACGCGGTAAATGGCCTCGAGACGCCATACGAGAAGATGCCGTTCGTGCGTCGTTTGGTGACAAACCCAGCCGGTGTGCAGGAGGGGCAATACTATGACATGAGGAATGACATCCTCAATAAGCAGAAGGTATTCGATCAGGCTTATAAGGACTATCAAGACGAAAGGACGAACACGGCTGCGCGTGACACATACAATGAGCTGAAGAAAGAGCTTCACATGGCCGGAACCGGCACAAAAGCTCCTCAATTCAGTCTGCCTTCGATCATCAAGAAGTCGGATGAGAAGATCAACGACTTGAAGGATCAGATCGATGACGTTCAGTCGAACAACTCACTGTCCGCTGCGGACAGGGCCAATCAGGTCAATGCCCTGAAGCAAAAGATAACGGATCAGATGACGCAGACGAGGAAGATCATCGCCTCGAAGACACAAAAATAATCCCCCAGACCGTAATCTGGGGGACCATATCATTTCACCTGATACATATAGGCTGGTTTGCCCGGGGATTTTTTGTCAGGCAAAGACCGCTCGACAAGACCTTGATGCCAGAGCTTAACGAGCTTACCCGATACGGCGGCTGCCGAATAGCATCTCAGCACATGAAGCAGATCGGAGTCCACGGCTGAGAATTTTTTCGCCTTTCCATATTTTTGAATAAGGCGAAGACAATCGACAATGGTTGAATAACTCTCATCGCCTTCGAGGATTTCCTCGACATCTTTCAATCGCAGTTTACTCATCAAGCTGGTTCCTTCACATTCACTAAAGATAAGGCGCTCTCGATCGATGCCTGAACGCGAGGCATTTGATTGCCCTTATCATCTTTTTGATCTGCCGCAACAGCCAACCACATCATCAATTCACGATACGGCTCTAAACGGTCTGGTGTGATTGCAATCTTGGCATCGGCGAAGGAGGCCATAATGATCGCAACAGTCCATTCATCAACAGGGAGTGGCAGCTTTCTGTTCGCTATGTTTGTGGTGGCGCACAACAACTCCTCAAATCCATATGTGAAATCGAGATCATGAAAGACCTTCGCCGATTGCTCCATGGCATTTTGAATGTTTGCTTTATTCATTGTTACTCTCCGCTCTCTCTCAGGACGACTTGTCCGTTCAATTTCTTTTTCCATTTTGACTTTTTCCCCGCCGGTAAAGGCGTCTTCGAGACCTTCAGGCCTAAATAGCCCGACTTCTGTCTCTTTGCCTTCGCCGCCGTAGAGTGATCGACTTTGGTTTTCGTAGTTGCACATGGCGTACACGTTAATCGAATGTTGTCTTCGTGGTCCTCCCCACCAAGCTCTAACGCTCTCACATGCTCGAATATAAAGTGACCTACCCGCAGTTTCGATCCGCATATCATGCACTTTCCATGTTCACGCTCCCATATCGCTAATTTCAGGCGGTTGGACATCCGCCCTCTCTTTGTTGTCCCAACATCCTCAATCATAGTGTCTCCATAGGTCGGAGGGCATCTTGCGGAACCCACCATGCAGAAGGCCCAGTTTCATCTTCTGGCCGGAACCATTCGCTTCTCTTTGCCTCGCTGGCCCATATCCAACCGGCCATGCGATAGGTCGGGGCGGAGCAAACAACGAGGATATACCGCTCCTCATTGACATCCTTTCCTCGAACGATGAGGCGGCCCGTCTTGTATGTCGTCGATCGAACTTGATCCCCAGCGACATCTGGCGCTTTGAATGTGTTGACGGTCGGATCGTAATAGACATTCCGGTATTTCGCGTAAGCCATCTCAGCGGCTGCGCCCTCGAAGTCTGTTTCCCAATCGAGCTTCACAGCAGTGTTTTGGTTTGAGTTGTCAGAAAACCCTTTCTTACGAGATGCCACAAGGCGCATCGTTCCGATCTGCCCCGCAATCATAAGCTCGGCCCATGAAAGGGTGATAAGGTTGCTCATTGCATACTTCCCATTTGAGACGAAAACAAAAACACCTGCTCGACAATATTTAGGACGCGCTCATCCAATTTCTCCTGATCCCATTTGGTAATCATCATAATGGTGACGGCGGAAATTTTCGCGACCTCTGCCGAGTAACTATTCCCTGTTCCATGCGTGGCGGACATGGCCAACAAGGTGAGAAGAGAGTGAACAGCAATATCGAGGCTTTCGGCGCATTCCTTCCGCCAAGCCGGTCGATCAACACCACCCCAATCTGCATTGATATTGTTCAGACATTCAAAATCGTAGGTCATTTGCGATTTCCCTTTTTGAAACCATAATCGAAAGCCTTGATGACCCGCTTATGTTGAGAGCGGGGAATAAAAACGACTGGGAAATGCTCCTTGCACCAAGAGCATGTCGCATCCTTTGTGGGCTCACCACAGATCATCCTGTCCTTGATGGGGACAGTCTCATCCATGATCCACATGCACTGGCCGAACCGGCTGTCCAGAAAGCGGACAGGCTTGTAGCCCTCTGGCCGAACAATCGGCATAGAGACCGGCACAGGCTCTTCCTTGGGTTTCGGCGGCTGCGGAGGCCGACGTTGAACCACGCGCTTGTTCTCGCTGATCTTCTGATGAGGCTTTGACGATGAACGCTTCCGCCCTCCATTGAGAGCCACCTTGCGACGGAACAGGAAACCGACAATGGAATTCCGTGGCCGTTTCAAGATGACCGCGATCTGGCCGCCCGACAGGCCGGACTCGGCCAATTCAATGCACTTCTGCTTTTCTTCCTCCGTCCACGTACGGATTAGATTTGCACCCATGGCTCAACCTTCTCCCCAATAACGGCCTCCAGTTGACCCAACAGCTCTTCCCGACTGATCGGGACGACCTCAGTGGCGATCACATAGAGGGCAAGATTAAAGAACTTCTGAAATTCATCCTGCCCCATCGATGCAAAGGAGATGGATGATACCTTGGTCATCATGCTCCCGTCGTGGAACATGATCTCATCGACGTAGCCAAGGCGGATTTTCAGCCATTCGACCAGTTGTTCGCCACGCATATAATAGGGATGGTTATCCACAACTATTTGCATGAGCGCCCAAAAAAGACGGTGCTGCCTTGAACTGCGGGTCCGAGAAATTTTTATCGACAAGTCTTTTCCCTGTGGGATGTCGAGAAGCCGCTCCCGATCCCATTCGGTAACGGGGACCAGCTTGTCCCCGCTCCGTCTCACAATGATGGTGGTTTGCCCACTCATTTAGCCGTCCTGATCTGCTCTTGTGCGTCTTGGAAAGCCTTGGTGGTTTCCGTCTGATGCGGACCCCAGAGCCTTTGCTTGGCAGGGGAATTCTTGACGGCCCACGCCTGAAGGTCTTCCTTGGATTTGCATTCCTTCAGCTCGGCGAGGATGCGATCCATGATTTCCTTGCTCCCCTCTTCAGTGAGCTTCGATGTCTCAGGCTTTGGCTTTGGGGCAGCCGTCACGCTCACCGGCGTTCGGTTTGCCTCATTGCCGTCGTCGTCCTCTTCACCGGACACCCCGGCGATTGCAGACAAGGACAGGCGCTTGGCATAGGTAAGCGCAGCCGCGATCTCCTGATGCTTCGAAGACGCGCTCACAGGGTAGATGCTCTCGATCCATTCCCCGCTCGAATGTGTGAGGCGCGTATAAAGAACGACGCCCGAATCCTCGAGGCCCGTCATCTGCATCAAGGCGATGCCA